AATTATAAGACCTAAACCAAAGTTATTCAATGTTACATCACCTCCATAACCTATGCTTAATACGATACACTACCGCTTTAAAATTCAGTTTATTTTCTTCTTGGTGATTTAGGTGTCTTTGGCATTTTTGGAGATTTGATAGAATCATTCTCCATTTTCTTCTGTGTCATTATCATTTTTACCCACATTCGCCTTTCTCGACTGGGAAGTCCCCATATTGTGTCTCTATCCCAATGGTACACATAAGCCAGTATGTGCATTTCTTCAAGAGTGTTTCGGAAACTGAATTTTTTAGAAAACTCCCAATCAAAAAAGGTGTTTATATAAAATTTGTCTGATTAAGATTACCCTTAAAGTACTCTCCGCAGTGGTCGCACATAACATCAACTGTCATATCAATGCCAAACTGGTGGTCGTTAAGTAATGCTTGTAAGTAGTTTCTATCTCTTACTGAAAGACTTGCCATGACAGACTCATCAATGTAAGCGCCGTCGTCAAATTTACAAATTCTTGTAAGCAGTGTTGTCTCAGCTTTTGCAATGTTATTCTTTGCAAGAGGAGTGAGAAGTTCACCGTCAAGACCATTTGGTCTTCTCATGATACCTGTCTTATGCAATACTCCCTTTCTGTCTTTATATCCTCTTGGGAGCTCAAATGGGATTTCACGCATACCATCAAATTCAAGGATATTCAGTTCATCAATTTCGACTTCTGTCTTTAACTTTGCCTTACACTCAGGGTTAGGACAAGTATGTGTCACTTCAATTGTATCTCCAATAGAAATTCTGCGGAGTTCAAGGAGCATAATGTCTCTATCTCCTGTATACATCTCTTTAAAAATGTTCTCCCAGTCTTTCGGATTTCCTACAGACTTTCTTGTAAGAGTTCCAACACTTAGTACACAGCGAGAAAGAAGAGCAGTAGCAACTTTAGTACCGTTTGTCTTAATGTCTGAACGATTTACAAACTCTTCATCTGCACCTGTCATTTCACGCAGGGTAAATGTGGAATGTGTAATTCCGTCTTTGTCAACATATCCTGCAAGGAGGTTGTACTCTTTATTTTCATCAAAACTTCCGTTGGTTTGCTCTTCTGCGAGAGCTTTAATAGAATCGGAATACTCCTTTTCTCTTTCTTTTTCAAGATTCTTTTCTTCCATGTTACTGTCAATTCTGCTTTTCATATTCAAATTCCTCCATTTAGTAATTTAGGCTATAGCCTTTAACTCTATTATACAGTAAAACCTCACAAATTGCAATAATAATTTGTGAGGTTTATAAGTGTTTATTAAATTTCCAGTTTAATCTTCAAGGAAATACTCAAACTGGATTGTGAGTGTTTCGATAGCTACATCATCAGAAGTAGCATCAAGGTCACTACTCTCCCACTTTGATACCCAAGCTTCTGCAAGCTTGTAAGTTCTTCCGGGATTTCCGAAACGGTCAAGATGTTCAATAACAATTGTCTGTCGGAAGTCAGGGTTTGTAAGAGTTTCCTTAATCAAGTCAGCAAGAGAAGAGTCCTGATAAGCGCCACGCTCACAAGTAACTTCACCTACTGTGGGTTTACCGGGGAGCTTGTGTGTGTACTCGTAACCACCCTCACCATACTCAGCAACACCTACTTCAAGAGACAGCCCACTTACAGTCTGGAAACCCATTTCAGACGGAAGTCCAGGAATGGTAAGTCTGAAACGGAATTTCTGCAAAGGGTCAAGGGATGCTGTTCTTGCCGCATGAGTAGTCATAAACATCTTTTTAAGTGCATTAGTCATTTTCATAAATTACACCTCCCTATTAAGCTGTTGTAAGTTCGTGAGAGATACGGAAGATAATGAATTCCGCAGGCTTCTTTGTAGCATACCCAATCTCACAGATAAGCTTACCTTGATTGCGGACACTGACAGGGTTAAGGTCTTCGTCACACTTAACATAGTATGCTTCACCTGCATTACCACCAAAGAATGCTCCCTGCTGATAGAGACTGTTGAGATAGTCCTGACAAGTCGTTCTGACTTTAGTCCACAGTGTGGAGTCATGAGGTTCAAATACAAACCGCTGTGTAAGGTCATAAATGTTCTTCTTAAGCGTGATATTCATGTACAAATCAGATACATAGTTAAATTCGGGGTTACAGCTTCTTGCTCCCCATACACAGATACCATAATTGGTCTTAGGTAAAAGAGCATTAATGCCCTTTGGATTGAGGATATTTGTAGACTCAAGCGTGTAAATCTTCTGTACATCTACTGCACCCCTAATAACTGCTTCTGTTCCGGCAGGTGCTTTCCAGAAACCTCTTGAATCTGAAATACGAGAATAAACGCCACAGATATGACCACAAGCAGGAACAGCAATTAAAGCGCCGCTTGAAGACAGTGGATTTACAACTTTAATCCAAGGTGCATATAGTACAGCGTTCTTACCATCAAGCTCATTTCTTAATGTCTGTAGCATAGCATCTGTATCTGTTTCCTGACCCTCACAGATAGCAATCCGGTATTTATTAGCTGTACAGTAGTCAGCAACATCTACCTGTAAGGCGTTACTTGCACCGGGGATAGCAACAAGTCTGATGTCCTCCATAAAATCAAACTGTTTGAGTGACTCTTTATATACAGCATCAGGAACAGGAGCGCCACTTGTAGCAAGACCGTCTTCTCCACCTGCAAAATCAACCTTAATGTCAGCAGAGGGTTTATTTATCTGCTTAGTAAGGTCAGTAACCTTAATATAGTTGCTCTCAGAGTTGATAATATCTGCAAAGCAACCTTGAATGTTTACACCGTCTTTTAAATTACCCCAAGACTCAACAACACTTCCGTTGTACTTAACCTTAAGAGTAAAGACAGGTGGATTAACTTCGTCATTATATTCACTTGCTGGAATTTCAACGGAGATTTTATCTCCCCAAGCTCCCTCACTTTTTGCTTCAAATGCGACACCCGATACTGTAGCTTTAGCGGACTTAGCGTTATACGTTGATGCAGTCTTATCAGTTACACGCTGTACAAAACACCTAATACCACCGTTCTGGAAAAATCCGTACACAGCATATGCAAGCTTACTGTTTGCAAGGAAAGCAGAATCCTGTCCTGTTGCAAATGTGGTTAAATAAGAATTCCATGATGTAATGAGTACGGGAACTCCTACTGGTCCAGTTGCGGCTACACCTGTAAATGCGGCAATAGGAGCAGTACCTACAGGCATCTTAACAACCTGTTTAATGTCCTCAACATATACACCGGGGGTTAAATATTCAGCCATTACTTATTAGCACCTCCTGATTTTTCTTTAGTGGACTTTGTTTCTGTAACATCTGTTAAAGAGACAATTCCTAATCTCTCTGCTTCAAGGAGTGCATCACTTACAAGGTCACCCTTGATAGTAACTGTCTCACCTGACTGTAAAGAGAGGTTAGTACCGTCTGAAAGAGTTACACTAAACAAATGTCCCCTGAGTTCACCTACTTTAGTCATAGTAAACTACCTCCTTAGGACTTTTTAGTTTGAATGTCAACCTCTTTTACAATGTTGACCTCGTTTAGCTTTTCAGCACTCTCTTCATCAAGCTCTGCCCAAATTCGATATGTCATTGATGTGCAATACACCCTACTACCGTCTTTGAGTTTATCAAGCTTTCTGATATTACTGCCTTTCTGCAAACAGTGAGTATATCTTAGTACACCACCACTGTCCACAACAGGCAAGTTAAATTCTCGATTTACTTCAAACTCCCACAAAGCAGTCATGGCATTCATGTCGGTTTGAAGTGTACTCCACAAGTCAATTTGATACATTAATGAGTAGGGTACTGCTGTTCTCTCCATGTTTACTTTACCTGTTTCATAATTAAACCCTCTCGGAACTCTGAAAGGATAGTATCTAACTTCCTCTCGTCTGCTTATGTTAAGGTTATATATAGTAACCATTGGATAGTTTTCTTTTTTGAAATCCTCATCAGCTTTCCTTACTCTGACGGGAACAGGAACTAAAAGTCCCTCACGATTTTTAAGCTGTACAACACTCTTAATGAATTTAATAAGACCTGCATCAATCTGGTCATACCAAACAGTTCCGTTCATTCACTTAACCTCCCTTGATTAAGTCTTTCAAACAGTTTTCCCAATGCTTTTTGATTGTGTTCTCTAACTCTTCAAAGGTGGGACGTATTAAGGGTCTTGCAGGAATGTTGGCTGTACCGTATTCAAGATAAATCATAAGGTCACTAAACTTAAGTCCACTTGGATGTTTAGTCCATGCATCAGCACCTATAAAATAGGTTACCCCATTTTTAGGTGCTTTTACTTTTCGCACTTTCAGATTGTCTTTTAAGAAACCTGTTTCAACATAAATTGTCTCGTCACCACTTTTAAGAGATATTGTATGCTCTGATAGTGGTGTCCAATTCAAATCTTGTGCATCTATATGACCTCTTATCTTTTCAAGTATCATATCTCCGTCCTCTTTTAGCTGTGCAGAAAATGCAGGAACTATTTTAGAAGACAAAGCTTGTAATACTATACCTGCTTTTGTCCAAGCACCAAACTTACTTATTCTCATATTAATTACTCCTCTGCAATGAGTCTTTCTTTGCTTCTGTAGCGGAAAACTCAAAAAACTGCCAAATGTCGGCTACTAATGTAGAGGGTTCTACAGTATCTATTAAATACTCTGTCCCCTCATACACTAACTTTGCTTTTCTCATTTTCTCCCAATCAGCTTCATGCAGGAAAGGTATTCCCAATGTTAAGAATTGTTTGGTTGGTACTCTGAACTTAGCTGTTCTGTCAACAGTTACTTCCTCGTCAACACCTTTTGGGTGACTGTATGTTACTTTAGCTATCAACTCATAAGGTTCAAGATACTTTTTCTTTGGAGTTTCACCATAAATATCATCTACTTCTGTGTCCTCCTCATCTAAAAAGTAAAGAAACAAGTGGTTGCAAAGTAAAGTACTATACACCTCTTCGATACCGTCAAGGAATGCTTGTTGTATGTCATTGTTAGGTTCATAAGCCATTACTCATCACCGCCCTCATCAGGTTTAGTGATTTCTATGTCAGTTGGCTCACATGTAGGTTCTTCACTCTCTTCATCAAAAGGCCCTGTCTCTATTTCAGACTGTGCATACCCACAAAGAGTTGCCATATTAGTTGCTTGCACCGCTATATAGTACTTAGTCTTTTCTGCAAGACCTGTTACTCGGCAATGTACTTGGTGAATGTCTTTTATTTCAGCAACCATTTTAGCACCGTCAGCTATGTGAGACTTCAAATTAAACAAGTCTACAATAGGCTCTGTAGATATATAGACTTTATAACGGTAAAAACGACTTATGTTTTTCACACTCCACCAAAACTCTACTGAGTTTTCAGTGATAGTACCAACATAAAGAGTTACTTTAGGGACTGCGGCATTCTCATAGTTATATCGAGTACCATAACGGTCACTCAATGTCACACTATAAGACTTAACTGTTCCTATTCCGTCTTCTCCACCGTTTTCTAACCAGTCACCATACTCTTTGTCTGCTTGTGCTATCAACTTCATGTAGTGGTCGAATCTCTGTGACCGCTTCAAGTAGTTATTGTTATCAGCACCCATGTCAAACAGCGGAGCTTCTTTGACTGCAAGAGTGTAGTATAACTCTTTCTTTGCCAGAATAATGACACCATAAACAGCATCTTCCGGCAAGTACTTAAGTGAGGGAGTATCAGAATAGTTCCTTGACATGGCAAGATTTAAATAGAGCAATAAGTCCTCATCAGTCATACACAAATACTGTGGGTCTTGCACTGTTATCTTGTCCTTGTCTTGAACATAAACTGATATTCTTAAAAACTGTATCATTCATACCTAGTTATTTAGCTTTATTATTCATTAAAGAAACAAAAGCAGATTCAGAACCAGCTATATGCTCTGCTAAAGCAACAACACAATCATTGGCAGAAACAACACAAACAGCTTTTAACATTTCATCAACAGTTAGTTGTTCTTTAGGATCTAACCAAATTTGTG